AATGTAGTTCAAGCAAGAACTGTTTGTAGATAAAAATAAAATAAATTAACTTAAATTAAAAAAAATGGCAAAAGCAAAAGAAGAGGTCGTAGACCTTAAACCAAGTAAAGTATCTGAAGAGCAACTCACGAAGATACAGCAAATAGTAGATAGAATTAACAAAGCACAGATGGATATAGGTGCTTTAGAGGCTCGTAAACATCAAGCATTACACTATATAGCCGGTGTAAATGATGAGTTAACGTTATTACAACAAGAGCTTAAAAAAGAGTACGGAACAGATGATATAAATATCATGGATGGTACCGTAAACTACCCAGAGAATGGCGAAGTTAATAAGAAAGATTAGTATAGGTAAAGATTATAAGAATGACGCTATGCACTATGCCGTGGGGCAAGAAGTGTATGGTGGTCATACTATCTGTGATATAGTAGAAGAGGAAGATAAGTTTTCTGTTTATATCAGAAAAGGTAAAAATGTTTTACCTTGGAAAGATTTCAATAAGAACATGGCTATATCTGTTGAATATAATTTAGAGTACTAATGAAGAGTGTTTACAACTTTGTTGTAACACCAAAAGGAGAAAGATACAACAATACAAAGAAAGTTGGAGATAAAGAGTTGATATTAAATACAGAGATATTTAACCATCAATATATCAACAGAGAGGCTGTAGTTGTATCCACTCCTATTGTTGGTGATACAAGCATAAAACCAGGTGACACAGTTATAGTACATCACAATGTGTTTAGAAGGTGGCACAACCAACAAGGTGAAGAAAAGAATAGTAGAGGTTACATAGATGAAAACCATTATCTAGTTAACCATGACCAAATATTCTTGCATAAGCAAAATAACAATTGGCAAGCACTTGACGGTTATTGTTTTGTTAAACCTATAAAAAGTAGAAAGAAACTAGGGGTTGATATAGAAGAAAATTTAGTTGGTATTATAAAGTATACTGACGGTTCTTTTGAAAAAGGCGATTTAGTTGGTTTTACACCCGTATCAAGATTTGAGTTTGTTATAGGTAAAGAGAGGTTATATAGAGTTTTATCTAAATTTATTACAATTAAATATGAATATCAAGGAAACGAAGAAGAGTATAATCCAAGCTGGGCAAGTAGCAGTTGAAGAGCTGATTAAAGTAGCTAAGGAAGCAATCGTTGATTCAGACGATGATATATCAGCAGATAGACTTAAAAATGCCGCGGCCACTAAGAAACTAGCTATATTTGACGCATTTGAAATACTTAACAGAATACAAGAAGAAGAAAACCTGCTTGAGGGAAAAACACCTGAAAAGACAGAGAAAAAAGCTTTTAAAGGATTCGCAGAAGGTAGATCTAAGTAATGTACGAGCAAAGTTTAGTTAAAATAATAGAGCCTGTTAAGAAGACTACGGTAAGTAGACTTAATAGAACTAAAAAATGGAAGTATGGATATGATAAAGAACACGATATTATCGTTATATCAAAAACTGGTAAAATTGGGGAAATTGTTGAAATACAAAACCTTAGAATTGCTTTACCATCTGTGCCCTTGCAAGTACATAAAGTGCAAGAAAAGAAATGGGTAAGATTTGACGTACCAAAAGAGATATCAAGATTAAAAAATATATTTGATTGGAGAGAGTATCCAGAGGAAAACAAAGAGCAGTGGTACGATTATATAGATGAAGAGTTTAAAAGAAGGGAAGAAGGTTTTTGGTTTATAAATAAAGACAAACCAACGTATATAACAGGAACGCACTACATGTACTTACAATGGAGTAAAATTGATGTAGGTGCTCCAGATTTTAGAGAGGCAAACAGATTATTTTATATATTCTGGGAAGCTTGTAAGGCAGATAAAAGATGCTACGGAATGTGCTACCTTAAAAACAGACGTTCTGGATTTTCTTTTATGTCATCAGCAGAAACGGTTAATCAAGCTACTTTAGCAAGTGATAATAGATACGGTATATTATCTAAGACAGGTGCTGATGCTAAAAAAATGTTTACAGACAAGGTTGTGCCTATTAGTATTAACTACCCGTTTTTCTTTAAGCCAATTCAAGATGGTATGGATAGACCTAAAACAGAGCTAGCATATAGAGTGCCAGCTAGTAGGTTTACTAGAAAAAAGATAAGTTCTAAAGAAAAGTTAGAAGATATAAAGGGTTTAAACACTACTATTGACTGGAAAAACACTGGAGATAATAGTTATGATGGTGAAAAGCTAGCGTTATTAGTGCATGATGAAAGCGGTAAATGGGAAAGGCCTGATAATATATTAAACAATTGGAGGGTTACAAAAACATGTTTAAGATTAGGTAGTAGAATAGTTGGTAAGTGCATGATGGGATCAACATCCAACGCTCTAGATAAAGGAGGTGATAATTTTAAAAAACTATATAATGCCTCAAACGTCGAAGAAAGAAATCGTAATGGACAAACAAAGTCTGGTTTATATTCTCTTTTTATCCCAATGGAATGGAACTATGAAGGATTTATTGACGAGTACGGATACCCAGTATTTGATAGTCCAGACCATGATGTACTCGGACCAGACGGTGAATTAATAGACGTTGGTATAATAGAACATTGGCAAAACGAAGCTGATGGTTTAAAGTCTGATCAAGACGGTTTAAATGAATTTTTTAGACAATTTCCAAAAACAACAGAGCACGCTTTTAGAGACGAGGCAATTGGAAGTATATTTAACTTAGTGAAAATATACGAACAAATAGATTATAACGAGGAGATGTCTAGAACACTAGGAGTTACAACAGGTAATTTTCAGTGGGCTAGCGGAATAAAAGATACACAAGTTGTTTTTTACCCAGATCCAAAAGGAAGGTTCAATATTAGCTGGGTTCCACCTCAACATTTACAAAACAAAATAATACTTAGAAACGGAATACGTTATCCAGGTAACGAACACATGGGGGCATTTGGTTGTGATAGTTATGACATTAGCGGTACGGTTGACGGTAAAGGATCTAAAGGAGCGTTGCACGGTTTAACTAAGTTCTCTATGGAAGAAGCTCCAACTAGTCAGTTTTTCTTAGAGTATGTAGCTAGACCACAAACAGCTGAGATATTCTTTGAAGATGTTTTAATGGCATTAGTATTTTATGGTATGCCAATGCTAGCTGAAAATAACAAACCTAGGTTGTTGTATCATTTAAGACGTAGAGGATACAGAGGATACTCTATGAATAGACCTGATAAAAATTATGGTAAGTTATCAGTGACAGAAAAAGAAATAGGAGGTATACCAAACTCCAGTGAAGACATTAAGCAAGCTCACGCAGCTGCTATTGAGATGTACATACAAAAGTGTGTAGGTTTTCAAGAAGATGGTACTGTTGGTAAGATGTTTTTTAACGGTACTTTAAATGATTGGTCAAGATTTGACATTAATAAGCGAACAAAGTATGATGCAACCATAAGTTCTGGTTTGGCTATAATGGCTTGCAATAGACATTTGTACACGCCAAACGCGAAAATTGAAAAAGAACCACTTAATATATCTTTCGCTAAGTATAACCAAAGAGGAAGTATGAGTAAAATAATAAAGAATTAATATGGCTGAAACAGTTTTAAATAGACATTTTCCTAGTCAAGTTGTTAGTGACTTAGAGAAGGTCAGTTATGACTACGGTTTAAAGGTAGCCAAAGCGATACAGCATGAGTGGTTTGATAGATCTAAGGGATCTTCAAGAAGCAGGTTTAGTGGAAACTACTCTAAATTTCATGAGTTAAGACTATACGCTAGGGGAGAACAATCTGTTCAAAAATATAAGGATGAGTTATCTATAAACGGTGATTTGTCCTATCTTAATTTAGACTGGACACCTGTACCTATAATATCTAAATTTGTAGATATAGTTGTAAATGGTATTGCAGAGAGAATATACGAAATAAAAGCTTATTCACAAGATCAGGCTGGTGTTTTAAGAAGAACAGACTATATGGCTTCTATTGAAAAAGATATGAAGTTAAAAGATTTTAACGATTTTTGTTCAGAGCACTTTGGTATATTCGTTAGTGACAATCCCGAAGAAAAATTACCAACTAGCGAGGAAGAGATGAATCTTCACATGCAGTTAAATTACAAGCAAGGTATAGAGATAGCAGAAGAGCAAGCTATAGCTCAGTTAATGAAGGGCAATAGATATGACTTAATAAAAAGAAGGTTTTACCAAGATTTAACAGTACTAGGTATTGGCGCTGTAAAAACCT